GATTTATTGATGAACACGGATGCCCAGTCTTCGATAATCCGAGTGATGAAGTGTTTGACCCACATGGGGAATTAATAGATGTAGGTGTAATAGAGAACTGGCAAAACGAAGCTGACGGTTTAAAAAACGATCAAGACGCATTAAACGAATTTTACAGGCAGTTCCCAAGAACTACTGAGCATGCGTTTAGAGATGAAACAAAAAACAGTATATTTAACTTAGTTAAACTATACGAGCAAATAGACTACAACGAAGAAATGTCTAGATCATTGGGTATTACTAAAGGTAATTTTCAGTGGGTTAATGGTGTTAAAGATTCAACAGTAATATTTTATCCAGACCCTAAAGGTAGATTTAAAATAAGCTGGGTACCACCAACAAATATACAAAACAAAGTTGTAATAAAAAACGGTATTAAATGGCCTGGTAATGAGCACATGGGTGCTTTTGGTTGTGATAGCTACGATATATCAGGAACAGTAGATGGTGTAGGTTCTAAAGGTGCTTTGCACGGCTTAACTAAGTTTAGTATGGAAGATGCACCTGCTAATCAGTTTTTCTTAGAATATTTAGCTAGACCACAAACTGCAGAGATATTCTTTGAAGACGTTTTAATGGCATTAGTATTTTACGGTATGCCTATACTTGCAGAGAATAACAAACCTCGTTTATTGTATTATTTACGAAGACGTGGTTACAGAGGTTTTAGTATGAATAGGCCTGATAAAATATGGAATAAATTATCTACAGCTGAAAAAGAAATAGGTGGTATACCTAATTCAAGTGAAGATATAAAACAAGCTCACGCCGCTGCAATTGAAATGTACATACAAGACCATGTAGGTATGAAACAAGATGGTGCATTTGGTAGTTGTTATTTTAATGAGTTACTAAACGACTGGGCTAAATTTGATATAAACAAAAGAACAAAGCATGATGCATCTATAAGCTCTGGTTTAGCTATAATGGCTAACAACAGGCATTTATACAGGCCAAATGCTACGGTAGAAAAACCAAAACTAAATATAAGTATTGCTAGATATAGTAATAAAGGTAATACGTCAAAAATAATAAAATAAATATGATTGTAAAAAGTTATTTTCCTTCTCAAGTTGTAAGCGACCTAGAGAAAATGAGCTATGACTATGGTTTAAAAGTAGCTAAGGCTATTGAAGCTGAGTGGTTCCATACTGAGAGAGGTACTAACAGGTACACTACTAACCACAATAATTTTCATAATTTAAAACTATACGCTAGAGGTGAGCAGTCAATACAAAAGTATAAGGACGAGTTATCTATAAACGGTGATTTGTCCTATTTAAATTTAGACTGGAAGCCAGTACCTATTATACCTAAATTTGTTGATATAGTAGTTAATGGTATAGCTGAAAGAACATATGACATTAAAGCTTATTCTCAAGATCCGTATGGTGTAGAAAAACGCACAGAGTATATGGACTCGATTATAAAAGACATGCAGACAAGAGAGTTTAACGACATGGTTCAAGAAAACTTTAACATGAATCTTTATAAAAATGATAAAGATAAGTTGCCTGAAAACATGGAAGAGTTACAACTACATATGCAGCTTAATTATAAGCAAGCGGTAGAAATTGCAGAAGAACAAGCTTTAAAAACATTGTTTGAAGGTAACAGGTATGAATTAACTAAAAAACAATTTTACTACGATCTTACAGTGCTAGGTATAGGCGCTGTAAAAACTAGCTTTAATACATCTGAAGGTGTTACTATAGATTATGTTGATCCAGCTGATTTAGTATATTCTTATACTGAATCACCTTATTTTGATGATATATATTATGTTGGCGAAGTAAAAACAATACCAATAAATGAACTTATAAAACAGTTTCCACATCTAGATCAAAACGAACTAGAAGAAATAGTGCAAAACAAAAGTTATCATAAAACAAAATACAACCAAGGTTATAATCGTCATGAGCATGATATAAATAAAGTACAGATATTATACTTTAATTATAAAACATACATGAACGAAACTTATAAAGTAAAAGAGACTGGCACTGGTGCTGATAAAGTTTTATCAAAAGATGATACGTTTAACCCACCACAAGATATGGAAGGTGGTTTTGGTAAATTACAAAAATCTGTTGAGTGTTTGTATGAAGGTGCTTTAGTTTTAGGCACTGGTAAATTACTTAAATGGGAGATGGCAAAAAATATGATGAGGCCAAAGAGCGACTATACTAAGTGTAAAATGAATTATTCTCTTGTAGCACCGCGTATGTACAGAGGTCGTATAGAGTCTTTAGTACAACGTATTACTGGTTTTGCTGATATGATACAACTAACTCATTTAAAACTACAACAAGTATTATCACGTATGGTACCAGACGGTGTTTATTTAGATGCTGATGGTTTAGCTGAAATAGATTTAGGTAACGGTACTAATTATAATCCACAAGAAGCTTTAAATATGTTCTTCCAAACAGGATCTGTTATTGGTAGATCGTTTACAAGTGAAGGTGATATGAACCCAGGTAAAGTACCTATTCAAGAAATACAATCTAGCAATGGTGGTGCTAAAATGCAAAGTTTAATTCAGACTTATAACTACTATATGCAAATGATTAGAGATACTACCGGGCTTAACGAAGCTAGAGATGGTAGTACACCTGACAAGAACGCTTTAGTTGGAGTACAGAAGTTAGCTGCAGCTAATTCTAATACAGCAACAAGACATATATTACAAGCTGGTTTATTTTTAACATCAGAAGTTGCAGAGCAATTATCGTTAAGAATATCAGATATACTAGAATATTCTCCAACTGCTGACGCTTTTATACAGCAAATAGGTAATCATAACGTTGCTACATTAAAAGAAATGAGTGAGCTACATCTATATGACTTTGGTATATTCTTAGAGTTAACACCAGATGAAGAAGAAAAAGCACAGCTTGAAAATAATATACAAATGGCATTGCAGCAACAATTAATTGAGCTTGCTGATGCTATTGATCTCAGAGAAATAAAAAACATTAAGCTTGCCAATCAACTGTTAAAAATGCGTAGAGCTAAAAAACTAGAAAAAGATCAAGCTCAACAACAACAAAACATACAAGCACAAGCACAAGCTAATCAACAATCTGCTCAAGCAGCTGCTCAATCTGATATGCAAAAAGAACAAGCTAAATCACAACTAGATATAGCATTGTTACAGACACAAGCACAAATTGAAGCACAAAAAATGCAACAAGAAGTTATTTATAAAAAAGAACTTATGGAGTTTGAGTTTCAAATGAATATGCAGTTAAAGCAACTAGAAACTGAAACAATAAAAGAAAGAGAAAAACAAAAAGAAGATCGTAAAGACGAAAGAACTAAAATTCAAGCATCTCAACAAAGTGAGATGATTGACCAAAGAAATAATCAAAAACCACCTAAAAACTTTGAGTCTGCAGGTAATGATATATTAGGAAGTGGATTTGATTTAGGTTCTTTTGATCCTAGATAAAAATTATTAATTATTATTATATTATATTATGGCAAAAAAGAAAACAGAAGAAGTAGTCGAAAAGGCTACTGAAGACAACGTAACAAAAGTTGATCTTAAACAAACAAAAAAAGATGACGATGTCATCAAAGTAAATTTAGATAAACCACCAACACCAAAAGAAGATGAAGTTAAAGATGAAGTTACAAAAGATAACGCTGACGACAGCGGAGTGGTTGAGCTCGTTGAAGATGCCGACACCACAGAAAAACAAGAAGAAGTACAACCGGAAGCTGAAACACAAGAAACTCCAGTATTAGAAGAAATTACTGAAGAAGAAGTTAAAGAGCAAACAGAAGAACTAGCTGAAGAAGTTGTTGAAGCTATAACTGAAGCTCAAGAAACTGGCAAAGCAATACCTGAAAATTTACAAAAAGTTGTAGATTTTATGGAAGAAACCGGTGGTAGCTTAGAAGACTACGTTCGTCTTAACCAAGATTATTCTAGTTATGATGATATGACAGTGCTAAGAGAGTACTATAAACAAACTAAATCTCACTTAACATCAGATGAAGTAGAGTTTTTAATTGAAGACTCGTTTTCATATGACGAAGAAGTTGATGAAGAAAGAGATATAAAAAAGAAAAAGATAGCGTTAAAAGAGCAAGTTGCCAACGCTAAAAGCCACGTAGACGGGCAAAAGTCTAAATACTATGAAGAAATCAAAGCTGGTTCTAGGTTAACACCTGAAGCCAAAAAAGCTATGGACTTCTTTAATAGGTATAACAAAGAGTCGGAAGAAACTCAAAAAATAGCAGAACAACAAACTAACACTTTTAAATTAAAAACTAAACAAGTTTTTAACGATAAATTCAAAGGTTTTGAATACAACGTCGGAGATAAAAAATATAGGTTTAATGTGAAGAATGCTGGTGAGGTAAAAGAAACTCAAAGCGATATTAATAATTTTGTCAAGAAGTTCTTGAATAAAAATAATGAAATGTCAGATGCTAAAGGTTATCACAAATCTCTGTTTACAGCAATGAATCCCGATGCTATTGCTAATCACTTTTACGAACAAGGAAAAGCTGATGCTATCAAAGATAGTATTGCAAAATCCAAAAATGTAAGTATGGATCCTAGACAGTCGTTTTCAAACGATAATACTAGCGGGCCAAAAGTAAGAGTACTTAGCGATGATTCTCCTAGCTTTAAGTTTAAGATTAAAAATAAATAAATTATAAATTTAAAATTACAAAATTATGAGTATTACTGCTGGAAGTTTATTGAATAGTGTACCTGCTTCACAAAAGCAAACGCTACAATCAAACTATTTAGATCTTGCTGGTACAGCCAATGAAGGTTGGGCACAGCAATATTTACCGGACCTAATGGAAAAAGAAGCTGAAGTTTTCGGACCGAGAACTATTTCAGGTTTCTTATCACAAGTTGGGGCTGAAGAGGCTATGACAGCTGATCAAGTTGTATGGTCTGAACAATCAAGATTACATTTATCTTACACAGGTAACGTTAACTCTGCAACTGCAGGTGCTGATCCTGGTACTGGTGTATCTAACATTGCACAAATAACAATTGAAAACGATATTGACGGTACTTCAGGCTTTACAGCTGCGAGTCACGGTATTAGAGTTAACGATACTATTATCGTATCTAACTCTGATGGTGTTTTCAAATGTTTAGTTGCTGTTGTTAATGGTGCTGTACTTGATGTACTACCTTATGGACAGTCTGCTTTGTCTGCAAACACTACTGCTGACGGAACTACTATATTAGTTTATGGTTCTGAATTTGGTAAAGCAACAAACTACACTGCTGCTGCTGGTACTAGTAACACTACTGATGCTAGAGGTGCTAATGAGCCAAGCTTCAAATCTTTCCAAAATAAGCCAATTATTATGAAAGATTACTATGAAGTTT